AAACTCCTGTAACAGTGCTCCACGTTTTTCCTGACAAAGATGCCCATGTGTTTGCCAATTGTGGATTAACTACTCCTTTAGCTATATAGTTTACATTTGGCAGATCACGTATAGTCCAAGTGTTTTCTTTATAGTTCCAGATTAAAGCTCTATTAGGAAAACCATTAAGAGCGCCTGTCTGAGCGTAGCATATCCATACTTCAGTTTGAATTTGGTTGTGTGCTAAAAATGTTTTATGAAAGTTACTGTTATCTACGTCTTTAAACAACAAAGTTTTTACCCTGTCGTCTATAACGCTTTTTAAAGAATTTCCGTTATGTCTAACTACGTCATTAGTAGTCATCATAACATGCGTACCGTCTCCCAGGTCTACTACAGCGTCTCTGGCAAACAGACCAGTGTCTTTAAATTTCTCTCTAACGTTAAAAGTAAAATTACCTCCTACAAAGTTTAGCGCAAACACACTATCTTCTTTATAAATAATTAATTCGTTGCCCAGCGGCAAAGCGTTTAGAATATGTCCGCTAGTGCCTGACAAGGATGTTTCAGATGATTCAGAAGCTGTGCTAGCAGTGTTCCAAGTGTTTGTACCGTTGCTAGATGCACCAGCTGGTATGGCATCGCTCCACCTGAGTGTAAAAGGCTTAGCAGCACCATTATCTGTTAGATTAAGAGCTACTAAATGGTTCTTAAAAGGAACAATAGCTTTGCATCGAAGAGCGCTAGGCCAGTTTGGCAAGTCTGTAAACACGCTGCCAGCTTGTGTCAGGCTTTGGGGAACGTCTAAATTATTAGTAAGTACTAACACACCTCCTAGATTACCACCATGCCAGTTTTCTTTAGTATTGTTTAGAGTGGTATACGCTCCGCTTGAGCGTGTAACAGTAGCGTGTGTAGATACAGTAATTTTAAAGAGACCCGTTAAACCACCGTATATCCAAAGAAGATTACTTCCTTGCCGAAAATCAGAAGCCCAGAAAGGAGCGGCTATGGGAGTACCTAGTACTTGCGTATGTCCTGAGATTTTACCAGCTTTTCCATCTACAAACCTAGCGTTTAATACGTCGCTAAACAACTGCGGAGGCATGTTGTAAGGGGATAAATCCCTGTTTAAAGAAAATCCTGTCTGACCAGCAACTATATTAACCAGTTGTTTAGGCATTAGCCTGTGCCTGTTTCAGTTTTTTCTACCCAGACAGTAGGGTTAGATTCCTGCAAAGCTATTATAATACCGTTTTCTAGAAAAAGATTGGCTGCGTCTTCTTGAACAAGATTAAAGTTTTGAAATACCCAATTAGTAAGAGCCATCAGGCACCTCTACGAACTAATGAACCAGGATCACCTTGTACACTCATAGTCATCACAGTACCTCCGTATCTAGCGGCTTCTTCTGATTCCTGTACGTCGGATAAAGCTTTCTGGAAGATAGTACCAAAACGATTAGTTTGATCTGAATCATTAAGAAAAATAGCGCCTTCTAAACAAGCACCAAACAAGTACAAATCTGGAAACTCTTCTAGAATATTATTAGACGTAGCAGTGTCTGATAAAGCATTAAGTTTTGCAAAGTAATTTATATTAATAGTATACTCACCGTCAGGAGTAGGAGAGAGTTTTATAGTTTTACCTAAGTTAGTATAAGCTCTCGGAAATCCAGAAGCGTTGTGTCCGTATTCTCTAGAAACAGATTCTGGAGATAGGTATGACAGTACATAGCTGGAAGACCCACTGACTTTAGTAATATTACGAAGCTCAATTAAATCAATAGGGACATCGTAGAACGGAATATTGGCTGTAGTAGTAGTTTCCGCACGATTCATATTAGCGCGTGCTCGTAGGTCTCTGTTTAACCTATTTTCTGTCAAGGTTATAAAATCAGGAATAACCGATGTAAGATCATCCCTGTTAAGATAATTAGCTACGCTGGCTTTAAGCTCTGCAAAAGTAGAAAGACTCATCAGATGGTACTTTCATTAGTCCTAAGAAATCTGTTTTCTGGATCATTAAGAAGCCTCTTTATACTAGGCCAGTGATCTTTGTTCATGATATCAATGCCTAGCTCTTGCTTCCACTTTTCAATAACTATCAAAGGAATGCTGGCAACTTTCCGCATACCCAATTCATTTGTTTCAGCACCGCCATGGATATAATCTCTATTGTATTCTTTTTTGTTTAGTTCCAGAAGAGGATTAATATCTTGTACTGAGTGGTGTACAATCTTATCCTCCACATGGTCGTAGGTGGTGTTTCGCTTAATAGGGGAATCAGTCATCTTTTTACTTTCTTAGTGGGGAGAGCTATTAAGCCCTCCCCGTGTTAAGAACAGTTTAGCTTAGGTCGTAAACAGCACCCAGGGCTTTCTCGTTGTCTACCTGCAAGGTAAACTCAGTAATAATAGCCCGCTGCTCGCCGTCTGACGTGGAAGCAACTTCCCGCTGGAAGAAGGGACGCAAGTAAGCGACCTTGTAGTAATCAGGATCAAGAAGCCACACATCCCTAGCGCGTTGGAAGCGGTTAGGAACAACAGCCATTTCACCAAAGTCACTGACATACACATCCATGCCACCAATGATGCGTTGATCAGCTGTGTCAGTAAAGTTACTAACACCACTGCCTCCACCTACGCCTACAAAGCTAGAGAACGTTTGCTTTTGAGCAGGTGACATCATAAGGTACTTAATATCAGCACCCGCATTATAGCTACTAAGAATAACAGCTTTTAGAAGCGTTTCGGAAAAAGCGCGCACATTGCCCGCTCCCGCATCGACACGAGCAGCACCGTTACCAGCACCTGATCCACCAGTACCCGCACTGACGTTGGAAGATACCCACGTAGTAAGAGAACCAAGTTTACGAACCGTAGTATCAGCAGCCATAGCAGTTTTAGCGGTATTCGCGCCTACCATAGCTGTTTCCATGTCTCGCTTTAGCTCTTTAGAGCGCTTTGACATTTGATACGCTAGTTCTTCTTTACGCCCTGCTTTAGAAACAGCGTCAAGAGTACCCGATACCAGGGTAGTCTTCAAACTGATTTGGCAGATGTTACCAATGCGCGTAGTAGCAGATGGCTCAGCAGCGGTAAGCGTCGAACCTTCTTCGTTAAAGTTAGTGGCGCTAGCGGCTGCAAGAGCATCCGTCTGCCATTCGTGATTGACAGCAATAGCGTCTCCTCGTCCACCCATGGACATGAAAGGCGTGTCCGTTGGGCTAATATCGTAGATTACATTCTCAAGGTCTTCCCGAAGACCCTTAGCGGAGAATGTAACATATACTCCGGCTGGTTGTGCCATAGTTTGTAACTCCTAAAAGATTAAGTGATTAAATCCAGAAAAACATTAGCGGCATCGCGTGGATGACCTGTTTTCAGCAATCTATCTCGTTTAATTTGGGTTGATTTTTTAGACCGTTGGCCTTTAGTTTGAGTAGTTCCCGCTTTAACGAGTTTAGGAGCAGTTTTAACTTTCTTAATACCTTTCGAAGCTTGGTCTTGTAGCATTGCTTTATGCAAAACTAGGACCACTCTGTGATCGGTAATGCTATTAATTTCTTGCTCTGGAAAGCCTAAGCTTAAAGCGTATCCTCTAACACTGTCTCGTAGGTTAGAATTTGGATTGGCATATTCTGGTAAAGCCTTTGAAAGCATCTCTGCTTCTACTTGTACTTTATCTTGTAACGCCTGTGTCATTTCTGATTGAGTCTGTTGCTGTACTCTTGCACGCTCGTTACTCAACTGGGAAATGTTGTCTTTAGCTTCCTGATACTCTAAACGCTTTTCCATGTATTCCATGGGGTCAGAATCTTTGAGTTCTTTCCAGTCTACTTTTTCAAAACGCTGTAACTCTAGGTTTTGATTAGAAGACATATGTTCTAGAACCTGCGCGTATTGTTGACGCTCGTTCTGAACAGATTGCAAATTAGCTTCGTAAGCTTTCCTCTGCTCCGCTAGAGATTGTGATTTACGGGTGTAATCGGATTGCCGCTGGTAGCCGTCTCGTAGCTCGTCTAGCGTGACCTCGTACTCTGAACCGTCTACTTTAACGGTGTAAGCGTTCTTGGTTGCTGTCTGAGGTTCCTCGTCGTCTACTTCGTATTCTGCATCGTCGTACTCTTCAGTAGCCTCTACCTCTTCTGTTTCTTCCTCGTTATAGGAAGCATCTTCCGAGACTTCAAACTCTTCTGAGTCAGTAGATACAGGTTCTTCGATTGTTTGTTCCGGATTAGTGGTCTCCTCACTTCCAAACATGACATCGAACATATTAAGCTGTGGCTCTGTGACTTCCCCTTGGGGATTGGTCTGTGCCTCACTCATAGTATATTACCTTTCGTTATTGGTAAGTTGCTACGCCAGTGTTATCTGATGTATTGTTTTCTATTTTATCGTTGTGGATAAAAGCCTGTAGGTCTTCCTCTATGGAACGCAAGGCATTAAGTTTCATCCAACATAATTCTCTTTCTTCTACTGTGTCTGCTATCTGCCACTTAGTTACTAAGTCTTTATTCAACCCTTCTATCATCTCTTTAAATACAGGATTTTGTAAAATAACAGCAGCTTGACTTGCTTTTTCTCTAGAAGCTAGCACTGACACACTTGGCATCCGCAGTCCATTTTATGTCTATTTCCTAGTTTCTTTTTCTTAGGTTTCTTAGGCTTTTGATTATAAGGTTCATCATAAGGCATTTAAATCACCATTTTTTACAGGACCAATAACGAGCGGTCATTTTACTAGGGGGGCTAGTATCACAACGATGCCTAGCTCTAAAACTTTTACGACGTTTCGGTTGTTCTTTTTTAATAGTCATGTTAGGATCACCAAACCTAACAAGTTTAATGTTACTCCCTTGTTTAGCTAAGACAGCAAACTTTTTGTTCTTACCAGGTGTCCTTTTCGGTTTGTTATAGCCAGAGAATTTCTCACCTCTGTAATCTATAGCCATTCTATGTTTTTATAATATAATTAAGGGGTTTCAATTTTAACTGTTGGGAAGAGCCTGAAGCTGCAAAACTAAACACCTGGCCAATTCCTAGTTCAAAAGAAGAACCTACGCCTACAGGGGACCACGTTCGTAAATCAGGAACATTAAAATTACTACCAGTACCTCCGTAAGTAGTTCCTATAATGCCAAACAATACCGAAAACGTGGAGGTAGACTTGGAAGCTCCGTCGCACAATAGCCAATCAGGGATACCGCTGATAGTTTGAGTAGTAGGTATAGTATTAGATGCGTAAAACATCACACTACCCGTCTCAAAACCTAGTTTGTTAAGCTGACCAGCTGTAGCACTAGCAGCAGTAGCTCCTAAATTTGGAAATTGACTTTTTAGAACAGATTTGATTAGTCTAAGATGACTATCACCTTCTGAAACAGGATCACCAGTAGCCGGATTTGAGGAACTTAACTGGTTTATAAAGCTA